CATTATCTTAAGGGGAACACACGTGAACAGTGCATTGATTGCTCTGTGAGAAGGTTTCATAGCCGCGATAAATCTGCTCTCCTCAGATGCTTCTGCCTCGGGGCAATTTTCTTGCTTCACAAAGATTGGGACGTCAAGGTTCTTGAGAGGTATTAGCTCCCCATCTTGACCAATGTCGTGGGTGCGTCTTGACAACATCATTAACCATTCTAATGATTCTCGACACCCGTCCCTCGCGCGCTCATATCTGTCCAAAATGAACACGCCACAGCGCTTGACCTCAGGCACAGAATGGTCCATAATCTCCGTGAAACATCCTGCGACAGTAAAAGCAGTGGCAATGAATTTGTAAGCAGACTCCAGCAAGACTGTTTTCATATGCTCTTGAACCTGATCTAAGAAAGATTGGGTTACTGTCACTTTTCTGTCTATCCTTTTGGCCATAGCGCCCTCCAGATTGCGCCTGTCGCAATGATCGATATGCACAGGTACCAGACCCTCCACAGGGGCAAGGGTCATACTCTGGAATTGGTCCATCACCTTATCCCTAACTACTTTGAACTGGGTGGATGCGAAATCGTAGTGATCATCAACTTGGGTTCTCAGCGATTCCATGCCCCTGCAATATGTGGCAGGGGTCAAAGGAAATGACTGAGAAAGGGTGTTTAGCGTTCGACTTAAGATCTGCCCAGACAAATTGTTGTACAACTCACCAATGGTGGGGTTGTGGTATGTGGTTCCATTCAACAATAGGTATGTGGTGATTGCGTAGCAAGCCAGACGGTCTTCAATACCCCACTTATACTGATCATAAGCGGTGTATCTGAAGCGGCTCAACTCATTCTGAACCGCCAGGAAAGTGGGTTCAAACATGCCAGAGTTGGCTAATCCCCTTTTGGCACAGGAGATATAAGTCTGGAGCGGAAAGTAGATTAAGTGATCATCAAGTTCATCTCTCTCCAATACGTACTGCAAGTATCCGTAATGATGTACATGGGCAGACATCTTTACTGTGTAATACGCTGAGTCCTTTGCAATCGGGTACTCAAGATCCTGTGGTGTCCTGGACAATGGGTTCTCCAGCTCAAAGGAGTCCATGACAAACGAGCACACCCCATAAAACCCCAAAACGGGTGTCTGAAGTTCTCGCTCCACGATCGAACAACCCCACTGGACCTGTTCTTGGTTGTTGTCGTTCACAAGGCAGAAAGCGGGGGAGTGGAAGTGGGCATCCATGTAATCGCCCACATCACGTTTTGTGACCATCTCCTTCTCCTCTTGAGCAATCTCCTTTTCAATTTTCTTCGCCTCCTCCACGATATCAGAAGCCGCATCCAGCTTGGCCTGGGTATCGACCAATTGAGCTGTTAGAGCCGTGACACAGGCTTTTGGACCCGTGTCATCTCTTGATTTCTTCATGGGGGCGTCGTGACGGGATCCTTTCTGAGAAACCCCCCTCTTCTGTTTCAGCGCCGAGCTACTTGATGAACTTGACGGGGCGGGAGAAGAGACTGGTGTCACATTCGTAGCGAGATTATGAGCAATCTCAAGCTTCGACTGGGCAACAATCATTTTAACTCTCTCGTCCGGTGCTAAGTCCTTCAACTCATCGTACGCGTCTTCAGAGGCCAGGATCACTTGTTTCTGATCCTGGGTCAACTCAACCAACTTGGGGTCTGAGCCTTGTTTGGGAACAGGCTCATCTGCGACTACAATCACCTCGGGTGTGACCACTCGGGGTACTGAAGCTGGCATCTTGGGGGCCAGTTTCAACCAATTTGGTTTCCACTCAGTCGACTTACCGCCATCGGGTGAACCGCTTCCGCGGCCCATCTTAGAGCGTTGAGTCAACTTACTCTCCTTCACTCGACTGCCTGAGGTGACAGTCTTCTCCGGAGTCTTAGGCACTAAGGCAGCTGATGCTGCGGGTGCTGCTT